GGTCTCGCAGCACTGGCGGCTGGCGCGCGGCCGTCGCGGTACCGGCGTTCATCGAAGGTTGGGCGGCTCAGATGAAGGGAAACCCGAGTGGCGATCGACGCTGACACCCCCGAGGGCAAGCTGTTCCGGCAGATGTGTTCGGCGCTCCACGACCGTCGCACGGGCCGTGTGGGGTCAACTCGCTGGTCCCGGTCGGTGATGTCGAACCGGGTGGAACGTCCTGGGCTCGACATGCTCCACGACTACTTCATCGGGGACCCGCCGCTTCGGAAGGACATCCACTCGGGGTGGAAGCCGTACATTCGTGCGTTCCTCCGTGCGGGCCGGTACAACATCGCGGAGAAGACGGTCACGTCGACGTCGAACCGGATGCATCTGCTGGGGTTCCGCACCGCTGCCGCCGACGACGAGGCCGGGGACCAGATCGCGCAGTCGATCATGCTCGACAACGAGTACGACCTCGTGTCCGGTGAGGTCCACGACCACATGCTGTCCCTGGGCGACGGGTACACGATCATCACCCCGGGTGCGTCGACGGACGACATTCCTCGGATCACCGCCGAGGACCCCCGCCAGGTCATCACCGCCGAGAACCCGGTCACGAAGCAGACCTACGCCGGGTTGAAGTTGTGGCGCGATGAGTGGGACACGGCCGACTTCGCCCACTTCTGTATGCGCCTGGGTGACGGGACGGTGGGGTCGGCGCGGCTGGTGCGGCGGGGTCCGACGATCGTCCGCGACGGCGTGTTCCGGTTCAACGGCGACGAGTGGGAGGTGTACGAGGCCGACGGGATCCCGGGGTCCGGTCGGGTGCCGTTCAACGTGATGCCGTTCGACCGGTTCCGCAACCGGTTCGGGGTCGCTGACTTTGAGCGTCACCTCGACACACTCGACCGGATCAACGACAAGGTCTTCAACGAGTGGTGGATCTCCAAGATCCAAGCGTTCCGGCAGCGGGCCGTACAGAACCTCCCCGACACCGAGAAGGTCCGCGACTCCACGACGGGGAAGATGGTCGAACAGGAGATCGACTACACCGACATGTTCACCGCCTCCCCCGACGAGATGTGGCGGGTCCCGGGCGACGTCGAGTTCTGGGAGTCGACACCGGTGGACCTCACCCCCATCACGTCGTCGGTGACGAAGGACTTGGAGCGGTACGCGTCCGCCACCGACCTGCCGCTCAACACCATCACCCCCGACGCTGCGGCCGGGTCCGCCGAGGGCGCCACCCTCATGCGGGAGGAGCACGTCTTCAAGATCAACGACCGGAAGCGGCGCACCACCCGCCGCCACGCGTCGGTCATGTCCAAGGCGTTCCTGTTCATGGGTGAGACCGAGCGGTCCGTCGTCACCCAGATCGAACCCATCTGGGGTCCGTCGCAGACGTACTCGTTGGAGCAGAAGGCGTCCGCCGCGTCCCAACTCCGCGACATCCTCCCCATCGAGGCGATCCGGTCCGACGTGTTGCAGTACCCGCCGTCCGAGCTCGCACGCCTGCGCGACCTCGACGGCGCCGACCTGATCCGTCAAGCGTTGCAGGCTGCCGCTCTCCCACCTGCCCAGCGGGAGCCTGCAACGACCCCGCCCCCGGCCATCGGGGCGTAACTGGTGGCGGTCACCGAAGAACAACTCGCTGCCGCAGCCGTGTGGCTCGACGCCCATGCGGCGGCACAGCAGGCGATCAAGGACGCGGCGCAGGCTCAGGCGCGGGCGGCGTGGCTGGGGTTCGACGGCTGGTACGACGCGGTGGCGGTGGCGGCGGTGGCGTCGCGGTTGGCGTCGGTGTCGCAGGCGTCGCAGGCGACGGTGGTGGGGTCCGCGCGGGCATACATCACGAACGTGGTGTCGATCCTGCGAGGTACCCGCCCGGCCCTCCCGACCCAGGCGTCGCTGCCCCCCACCCGAAACGGGGCGCCACTCGACCTCGTCCACACCCGTCCCGCCGAGACGTACAAAAAGGCGATCGCCGTCGGGAAGACCGAGTCCGGTGCCCTCATCCGGGCGGTAGTCCGGTCGGAGCGGATGATCGACATGGACCTCACCCTCGCGAACCGGGAGGCGTCGAAGGCGACACTGCGGTCCCTCTCCATCGACCGGTACCGCCGTGTCATCCACCCCGAACTCTCCAAGGGCGGCACCTGCGGCATGTGTGTCGTCGCCTCCGACCGCATCTACTACGTCGAAGACCTCATGCCCATCCACGACCTGTGCAAATGCGAGGTCATGCCCATCGCGGCCGACGTGGACCCGGGGATTCGTCTCAACGAGGTCGACGTCGCACAGTTCTACGAGGACGCCGGGGGCACCCAGGCACCGGAGTTGAAGCGAACCCGGTACGCGGTCGAGGAGCACGGCGAGTACGGGCCGGTGCTGGTCCGTCAGGGCGACAACTTCCGTGACCGGTCGAAGGTGGCCCTAGAAGACGACCCCGAGCGGGCTGGGCGGCTGCTGACCCAGGCGTTGCCGGTGCTCGCCAGCATGGAGGCCGGGGGCGCAACATCCGACGCGCAGCTCGCGTATCAACGTGACCTTGTGGAGCGGCTCACGTCTATCGTGGGCGGTGCCGCAGCATGATCTTCTCTGCCACCGTGGCAGGGGCGCCCGCTATGGGCGAAGCCCGATAAGGGGAAACCGCATGACCGCACAGAACGCCGAGCCGACTCCCACCACCACGGGCGGAAGCGTGACCGCTTCGGTGACGGCCCCGGCCGCACCAGCCGAGACCCCGACCGCCTCGCAGCCCACACCGACGCCGCCGTCGACCGACGAGCCGAAGTTCCCCGCGAACACGCCCGTCGCGCAGATGAAGCCCGAGGAAGCCGCCGCCTACTGGCAGCACCAGAACCGCAAGCAGGAGGGCCGCGCCGAGGCGTACCACAAGGCTGCCGGGGGCAAGTCCCCCGAGGAGATCGCCTCCCTGATCGCGGAAGGCGAGAAGGCCCAGCGGGAGCGGATGTCCGAGCAGGAGAAGGCCGTCGAGGCTGCGAAGACCGAGGGCGCGAACGCTGCTTCCGCTCAGTGGAAGGTCGCTGCCGTGGAGGCTGCGTTCGACATCGCGCTCGCGCATCTGGACGACACGGCGCGTGCTGAGGCCCTGGGTGTTCTCGATCTGTCCAAGTTCGTGTCAGAATCGGGCAAGGTCGACACCGCTAAGGTGCGGCAGCACGCCGAACGCATGGCCCCCGTTACGGGTGGCGGCGGAACGTCCCGTTTCGACTTCGGGGCAGGCAATCGCGGCGGGAACGGCTCCGAGTCCGGAGTCTCCGCTGGGGAGGCGCTCTTTGAGCGCCGACACCCGAAGAAGACCACCACCACTCCGTAGGAGGAAACATGCCTCGCCTCGTAAGCGAGACCTTCGGTGGTGGGGATCAGTCCTGGCTCGGTTCGTCGCACGGCATCCACGAGTGCCGGACCGAGACCCTCGACATCTCCACCTTCACCGCAGGGACTCACTTCCCAGCCGGATACATCAAGTCCGGCACCCCTGTCGCGAAGGTGGGTGGCGTCCTCGTCCCCTACACCGTCGCTGAGGGCACCACGACGGGCGCCGGTGTTCTCGCCGGGTTCCTGTTCACCGACCAGAAGGTCTCGGACGCGACGAACGGCGACATGGCCGTTCCGCTCCTCGACCACGGACGCGTCAACGTCGCCAAGGTGCCGTACGCCGCGTTCGCCGCCCCCGTCGCAGCCGCCAAGGCCGCGACGTCCAACTTCGTGTTCGTCTGAGAGGAGTGACCGATCATGCCGCTTTACACTGATCTGATCGACCCGGCCACTCTGTCGGGCTACGCCCGGCGCTCTCTGGCCGAGTACGAGCTCACCCAGGGCTCCCTGGCCGTGTTCCTCCCCAACCGGGAGGTCGCGGACATCATCGCGCGTTTCGTCGTCGGCCAGTCCGGTCTTGTCGACGTCGCCAAGTGGCGTGCGTTCGACGCTGAGCCGGAGATCGGCAAGCGTCAGGGTGGAGTCCGGAAGACCATCGAGCTGCCTGCTGTCGGGCAGAACATCCCGGTCTCCGAGTACGACCAGCTCCGCGCCCGAGGCGGCAACGTCTCGGACCAGGCGCTGCTCGACACCATCCTGTCGGCCACCGACCAGGTGATCCGTGCGGTCGCTGACGCGGTCGAGCGGATGCGTGGCGTGGTGCTCAACACGGGTATCGCCACGTTCGGCACCCTGGGCACCGACAACTTCGCGCCCACCCCGGACGACTTCGGTCGCGCCGCCGGGCACACCGTCACCGCCCCGGCTCTCTGGTCGGTCGCGAACACGGACGCCATCGGCCAGTTGCAGGGCTACATCGACACGTACGTGGCGGCGAACGGCACCCAGCCGGGCGCCATGCTCATGTCGCGTCGTGCGACCCGAGCGCTGGCTCGTCTCGACCAGTTCAAGTCGCAGCTCATCGGTGGGGCAACCCGTCCGGCGTCGCTGACCGACGTGAACGACACGATCTCGATGGAGGGGCTCCCGCCGATCGTCCA